CCTAAAAAATTCTCCGGGGGTGATATTTTTAGTACCTTTTTCGAGGGTATAGGGGAGCTTTTAGTTCCAAAGGCGGGGTCGTGTCCGTCTGTTCTCCTTTCGCTTGTGGCATTTCAAAGGGTTAAACTCCTTGAACGTCGAAGTTCCATTCGTTGAGTTCTTCTATACCCTCTAAAAAGGCACTAAAAGTGGCAGAAAGGTATGGTAAACATGGCAAGGAGATCGCAAAACACGAATAATAGTCCTCCAAATAGTGCAAAAAGTGATCGAATGCCTCCTGCATATAGCCAGGAGACACGAGAAAACCAGCTAATAGCATTGGCAATTGATCGTGCGGAGGAGCAATTAAGGAACGGAACAGCATCGCCATCGGTGATAGCGCACTTTTTACGTTTAGGTTCAACGAAGGAGCGATTGGAGAAGGAAATTTTAGCTCAGAAGAGAGAGCTAATGGAGGCCCAAACCGAGGCAGTAAAGTCGGCAAAGAGAGTTGAAGAATTATATGCTAATGCTCTTAGCGCTATGAAATATTACCAAGGTCATGACGAGGTCGAAGAGATCGATGAAGACATATTCTGAGCTTATCAAAATACCAACGTTCGATGATCGTTTTAGATATCTAAAAATTGGTGGAAAAGTTGGAGAAGACACGTTTGGGTCTAATAGATATTTGAATCAGTCTTTTTATAGTTCAAGAGATTGGAAGATAATTAGAGATTATATTATAGCAAGGGATGAAGGTTGCGATCTAGCAATTTTAGATCGTCCTATCTTTGATAAGATTTATATTCATCATATAAATCCAGTTCTCGAAGAAGATATTATCAAGCATTCCGATTGGCTATTTGATCCTGAGTTTTTAATTTGTGTATCTTTTGAAACACATAATGCAATTCATTACGGAGACGAGTCAATCCTTTACAAAACAAAATTTGCAATAAGGACCCCGAATGATACAAGTCCTTGGAGAGGTTGAAACTAATGGACGAAGAAATACTTACCTCTGTAAAAGAGTATTTAGGAATCACTTCTGACTATACGCATTTCGATAAGCAAATAGCTTCAGACATCAATACATGTTTCTCGATCCTTACTCAGGTAGGGGCCGGGCCCGCAACCGGTTTTGCCATTACGATATCTGATGGAACCTCATCGGAAACTTGGAGAGATTACTCAAATGATGAAACGCTTGTCGGTTTTGCGAGAGAATATATCGAGAAGATGGTTCGAATAATGTTCGATCCTCCAGGTTCTTCTTTTGTGTTAGATTCCATGAAAAGAATTGCAGAAGAAGTTCTTTGGAGAATTAATGTTTACGTAGATCCATATAAACTAAACGAGTAAAGGAGAAGAATATGTACAATTATGGGCAACCTGGAATTAACGGTCAGCTTTTTGGAACGTCAAACACGATGACAACGCCAACTGCAATAAATCCTATAGTTCCGTATCAGTTTACTACTAATGGTGCTTCTCAGACATTACTTCGAGTAAATGGAATTGAGAGTGCAAAGGCTTATCCAACGCAGCCAAACAGTATGGTTGCTCTATTCGACGAAAACGAAGACGTCTTTTACATAAAGTCTACAGACGCTAGTAATTTTCCGACAATAAAGAAGTACAGATTTGTTGAAGAAGTTGAAAAGAAAGAAGGAGAAGTTGACAGTAGTAAGTTCGTTACCGTCGATGAGTTTTCTAAATTCAAGGAGGAGGTATTAAATGCCCAGCAGTCTATTTGGAAATCCATCTCAGATGGTCAGTCAAACAACGACGGCAAATCAAAATGGAATTCAGGACAATCTTCAACAGATAAAACAAATAATGAGCATTATAAGAAACAGCAATAATCCTCAGGCTATGTTTCAGAGCATGCTAATGTCGAATCCAAATATGCAAGGAGTTATGTCATTTATCTCTAAGTGCGGCGGAGATCCTAAAGCAGCGTTTTATGCTCTGGCCAAGGAAAAAGGAGTAGATCCTACTTCGTTTCTTTCCATGCTTAACCAAAATTAAGGTTATATAAATTCAACTCGCGAGGAATTTATGTATATGTAACCATTAATTAACTCTCTAAAGAAAGGACTATTTAAAACATGGATAGTGGGCTTTCAAATTCGGACGTCGCTCTTCTCTCACGTGATGGCGACATGTTTGGCGGGAACAGCGCATTTTTCTGGATCTTCGCCTTACTTCTCCTTTATGGAGGTGGTGGAAACTTTGGAGTGAATAACCAGAGGGATTACGTTACTAGTTCGGAGCTGCAGGCTGGACTTAACAACCAGTCCACTCAGTCTTCTCTCCAGACACTCGCTGTGGAAACCGCAAACAACAATTATGAAACTGCTCTGCTTATTAACAACCAGACTAATCAGATGCTTCAGCAGAACAGCACAAATCTGATCAACGCGATTCAAGGATTCAACACCGTGAATCTTAACATTCAGAATCAGACGAACGTTCTTGCACAGAAGATTGACCAGATTGGTTATCAGCTTGAGCAGTGCTGCTGTTCGATCAAGACTCAGATGCTTCAGGATCGTCTCTCTGATGCTCAGGCCGCAAATGTTGCGCTTCAGGGTACGATTTCCAATGCGAATCAGAGTCAATATCTCCTTGGACAGCTTGGGCGATTCGTTGCCTGGACTCCCAGTGGAACGCAGGCCGCGTCTTCAGCTGGTTAAAGCAAACAATCGTCGAGGGGGATTTGGAGGACCATTTCCCCCTCCTCTTTCACACAATCTAAAAAGGAGATAAAAGATGGACGCTTATTATTTTAAGAAGCAGATACGTGAGGAACTCGATGGCGCAGAAGAGTACGTTAAACGTGCGATAGAAATTCGAGCGATGGATTCTTCGTGGGGTAAGACCTTTATCGATATGAGTTCAAACGAGCTTGAACATGCCGAACATTTATTCAAAATGTTTGAACAGTATTATCAGAAGATTACCGAGGATCATCTTGATAGCATTCCAAAATACATAAGAGATATTAAAGAGTGTATCGACGAGATGTATTTAGAAGATGGTATTCGAATTCGTATGATGCACGATATGTACTCCAAGTAATGGAGTTGGGAAATGGAAAATTATTTAATCCACTATGGTGTTCCTCTTATGAAATGGGGCCATAGACGTTACCAGCACGACGATGGAACTTGGACAGAAGAAGGCCTTGAACGAAGAAGAAATGGTATTGCTTCCGGTCATACAAGTTTGAAAGATCGGATAAAAGAGAAAAAGAAGCAGAAAACTCGTGAAAAAAATTTGAAAAAAGCGAGAGCTGCTAAAGCCAAAAAAGCAGAAGAGAAGAAAAAGCAGGAAGAACAGGAAGCAAAAGAAGCTAAAAGAAAAGAAAAATTCGAACAAGAAAAACAGAAAATTCTTATGAGCGGAAAGGCTTCAGACGTTCTTAAATACAAAGGCCTCCTTACTAATCAGGAATTAAGCACGGTTGTTTCTAGACTTGATTATGAAAAAAAGCTTTCTGATATGAAAGACAGAGAAATAAAAACCGGATGGGACAAAACGGAAGCATTAATGAAACGAGTCGGACAGCTTACTGATTGGACAATAAAAGCTACAAATATGTATAACGCTATTGCCAAAGTTTCTAATGCAGTTGGCGGTACGGAAATGCCAATAATTGGCGAAAAGAAAGAAGAAAAGAAGGAAGATAGAAGTAATATCGAAAAGATTATTAAATCTGGAGATGTTGATAAGATACTTGCTATCTCTGGAAAAATGAATACGTCTGAGCTAAAAGAAGCAAACGAAAGAATAACTTATTTAAAGAAACTTAAAGATAATAGAAGATAATATAGAGAAATGATTTCAAATACTGCTGTTCCCAGATATTATGGGGAATTTCGCGATCGAGTAATTCGAGGAGAGATCCCCGTAAATCATGAGGTTCAGCAAGAAATGAACCGTATTGACAGACTTATAGAAAATCCTCGTTATTACTATGATCCAGATCCTGTAGAAGGATGGATACGCTTTTGTGAGAATGAACTTACTCTAACCGATGGTTCTGATCTTCATTTGCTCGATACATTTAAACTTTGGGGAGAAGAACTGTTTGGTTGGTATGAGTTTGAGGATAGGTCGGTTTACGAACCTTATCCGGATGGTCATGGCGGACGTTACGTTCGTAAAAGAATTAAAAAGCGTTTAATAAAGAAACAGTATTTAATAGTTGGCCGAGGCGCAGCAAAGTCTCTTTATGCTACAACGATTCAAGCGTATTTCGAGAATGTTGATACCACAACCACACAGGGTATAACAACGGCTCCTACGATGAAACAGGCAGAAGAGGTTATGACGCCGCTTAAAACAGCTATAACAAGAGCAAGAGGTCCGCTATTTCAGTTTCTTACTGAAGGTTCTTTACAAAATACAACCGGGTCAAGAGCTAACAGAGTAAAACTTGCTGCAACTAAAAAGGGCATAGAGAATTTTCTTACTGGATCCATAATAGAAGTAAGGCCAATGTCAATAGAAAAGCTACAAGGTCTTAGATGCCGAGTCGCAACCGTTGATGAATGGCTTTCTACGGATATTCGTGAGGATGTTATAGGTTGTATAGAGCAAGGAGCTTCAAAGCTTGACGACTACATTATAGTTGCAACAAGCTCAGAAGGTACGGTTCGAAATGGAGCGGGCGATACAATCAAAATGGAATTAAGATCCATTCTAAATCGTGAGTATGACGCTCCGCATATTTCTATTTGGTGGTATAAGCTTGACGATATTCGTGAAGTAGCTATGCCAGAAATGTGGGAAAAAGCGAATCCAAACATTGGAAAGACTGTTCAGTATGATGCGTATCATAAAGATGTAGAAAGAGCAGAAAAAGCTCCTTCTACTCGTAATGATATTTTAGCTAAAAGATTTGGTCTTCCGATGGAAGGTTTTACTTATTTCTTTAGTTATGAAGAGACTAAATGCCAGGATAGAAAACGAGAATATTGGAAAATGCCGTGCAGCCTTGGCGCAGATCTATCACAAGGCGACGACTTCTGCGCATTTTCGTTTCTTTTCCCTCTTCCAAATGGAGCGTTTGGAATAAAGGTTCGATGCTATATTACAAGTCGCACTCTTATGAAGCTTCCAATGGCTATGAGAGAAAAGTACGAGGAGTTTCTTAAAGAAGGAAGTCTTATTGTTATGGAAGGTACCATACTTGATATGGACGACGTCTATGACGATTTGGACAACCATATAATTGAACTCGGATACGATGTAAGAAGTTTTGGATACGATCCATATAACGCAAGACAATTTGTTGAGCGATGGGAAAGAGAAAATGGGCCATTTGGACTTGAGAAAGTTATCCAAGGGGTTAAGACAGAAACTGTTCCTCTTGGAGAACTTAAAATTTTATCCGAAGACGGTCTTCTTCTCTTTGATGAAAGTCTTATGTCGTTTTGTATGGGAAATTGCATAACAATTGAAGATACAAATGGTAATAGGAAATTACTTAAGATGCGGCGCGATCAAAAGATCGATGCCGTTTCTGCTACTATGGATGCTTTTATAGCGTTCAAAGCAAATAAGGATGCGTTTGAATAATGGAACAGTGGAGAGAAGATCTATATTTATCCCATCATGGGATTTTAGGAATGCGATGGGGTCATCAAAATGGTCCGCCATATCCTCTTGACGCTTCTGATCACTCTGCTTCTGAGAAAAAAGCTGGATGGAGAAAAAGTTTAGATAAAAAAGTAAAAAAACGAGAAAAACCGGCTGGAAAAATAGGATATAAGCAAGTTAAAGAAGAATATGACAATATTGAAAACAAGGTCGAAAAAATTAAGAATTTGAATAAAAGTTCTGATAATATACAGAATTTAGCAGATGAGTTATATAAAGATTATGAAAAAGCGTTTAATTCTGTAGAATTGTCATCGAAACAAAAAGAAAAAATATGGAGTAATCTTCATGATATATTTGGCGATGGCCCATATAATTCGGAGTTATTTGACGATGAAGTTAAATGGCATGTCGACGACGAGATAATGAATAACGTCCATAAAGCTATTGGAGTTAAACGAGAAAAATTTGACGAGGCTCAAAATAAATATTGGAAAGATTGTGAAGAACTTGTTGATAGCGTTGTGTCTAAATATAAAGATACAAGCGTTGCAGATGCAAATCGTTATGGACAAAATGTTTCTGTAAAATCTGCTGTTTATTCTATGCTTTCAAATGAAGCAGATACTAGTTTTATGTCTTATATGTCTCGTCATTTCGATGATTACTGGGTTAACGACACAGATGCCCATTATAATTCTATTGAAAGATTGTCTAAAGATTTTTCAATGAAAGAGTACAATAAAAAATATAGATCATAAAAAGGATTGCTTAAAAATGGAACAATGGAGAGAAGACGTCCTCATTCATTACGGTGTTAAAGGAATGAAATGGGGTAATAAAAAGAGAATGTCGAACCTCGAGCAAGTTTCAAGAGCAAACGAGTCTTTATATCGTCATGATCAGGCTTTACGAAAACAGAAAGGTTTAAATTATACTCAGGATAGTGGCCGATCTGGTAGAGCTTTTGATAATAGCGATGAGCGTTTATATAATACCTGGAACAAAGCCATGGGCAATGATAATAACGGTTGGAATGTCTCTACTGAACGAAAAATACGAGATATTAAAAAACGTAAGCAAGCTGTAAGAGAGCATGCTGATAATAATTATAAAACAACCGATTCCAGTCGAAAGAAGTATAAGCAATCTCAGAGAAGACATAAAGTAAAGAAACTCGCTTCGAAGTTTGGTATAAATATTAAGCAGTATAGGTAAAGACATGGAACAGTGGCGACAAGACGTACTCATTCATTACGGCGTTAAAGGAATGAAGTGGGGAAAAACTAAATCTACCGCTTACGAAACGGCATATAATAATTTAGTTGATGCTATTGATAGAGAAGCAGATTCTTCTACTATAAAGTCATTACAGAAGAAAGCTGAAAATGTAAGACGAATAGATTTAGCAGATGAGATAGGCCAATATCGTAAAGAAAAAGAATCGGAACGTAAAAAAGTAGATGACGCAACTCCTACTTCTAATAAAGAAGAAACTGAAGAATCAGAAGATAAGAATAAGACATCAAAAGCTAAATCTTCTTCTGGTAAAAAGAAGGGCAGTAAGGGTGGCGGTTCGTCTAGAAGTCCAAAGGAATCTGTTCAAAATGGACAGGACGTTTTAGACAGAATGCTAGGGTCTGGTCTTGTTTCTGAAGCTAAAGATTCTTCTGGTAATACGCTTGGTTTCTTTAATTTATCTAGAAGAAGGCTTGATTTGACTTCAAGGAACAAAAAGAATGAAAATCAAAGCACGAGTAATTCTTCTGATAAAAAATCTTCTAGTTCTTCTAAATCTTCTTCATCTTCTAGTAATTCCAGTAATAAGTCGTCTAGTTATTCTACGAAATCTAATACTAAGATTAATATTGAGAATGTTAATAAGCGTTTAGCAATTCAAAAGCAGCGAGAAAAAGAAGATAATACTTATACTGTTACCGAAGCTCAAAGAAAGAAAGCTCAAGAAAAGAAGCAAAAAGAGTATGAGGAAATGATAAGAAAACTTGAAAGAGGTTATTAAATGGAACAGTGGAGAGAAGATGTCCTCATTCATTATGGCGTTAAAGGAATGAAATGGGGGAAAACGCATCCGGCTAGACAGAAGAATATAACTGGTGTTGCAAAAAATTATAGAGTTTTAAATCCGAGGCAAAAGACATCTGGTTCTGAGTCTTCTGGATCTAGTAGACCATCTTATGATGATATTAGAAACAAAGCTAAATTTAGTAAACATTTGGCAGCTAGAGTTTATGGTCTTCAGAAAGCAAAAGATAATTACGCAAAAACAAAAGGCCTTGGACTAGAAGAACGTAATAATGTAAAGCAGAAGGAACAGGCTCTTAGAAAAGCGGTTGTTGGTACTCGTCTTAAAAACGAAAGTTCGAGAGAAAAAGAAGATAACAGTTATACGACTACAAATAAGCAGCGTTTTCAGTATAAGAAAAACCAGGCAAAGTATAAGGTTTCAAAAGCCGTTAAGAAAGTTAAAGATGCTTCTGAGAAAAAGAAAAGAGCAAATCAGTATAAACGTAAGAGCGCTGCATACAAAGCTAAGAAAACAGTTTCGAGTGTTCTTGGAAAATTTGGAATAAACTAATTTTTAAAAAAGGACAAAACGCCTATGCCTTCATTTACAAATAGACTCCAGCATGCCTGGAATGCGTTTATGGGCCGAGATCCGACGCCATCTTTTAATTATGGGTATAGTTCTAGTGTAAGACTTGATCGACCTAGACTGTCTCCTAAAAATGAGCGATCTGTTGTAACTGCTGTTTATACAAGACTTTCCGTTGATGTTTCTGCAATTGTTGTACAGCATATTAAAATAGATGAAAATGGTAGATATTTAGAAACCGTTAAATCCGGTCTTAATAATGTTTTAAATTGCGAAGCAAACATCGATCAAACTGGAAGAGCTTTTGTTCAAGATATAGTGTTGTCCATGTTTGATGAAGGATGTGTAGCAGTCGTTCCAACAGATACGAAAATTAATCCTAAAAATTCTGCATCTTTTGATATAGAAAAGATGCGAACCGGAAAAATTGTTCAATGGTTTCCGGAGCACGTTCAAGTAAGTGTTTATAATGAACATACAGGTAGAAAAGAGGATATAATTCTTCCAAAAAAGATGGTTGCTATTATTGAGAATCCGTTTTATTCGATAATGAATGAACCAAATTCTACTTTGCAACGTCTTATTAGAACTTTAAACGATCTCGATCTTATTAACAAGCAGAATGCTTCTGGAAAACTTGATTTAATTGTTCAGCTTCCTTATGTTATAAAATCTCAATCTAGAAAAGAACAGGCGGAAGCTAGAAGAAAAGAAATAGAAGCTCAGCTTGTTGGATCAAAGTATGGTATTGCATATACTGATGGCACAGAAAAAATTACTCAGCTTAATCGTCCTGTTGAAAATACGTTATGGTCTCAAGCAAAAGAATTGACGAGCATGCTATATAACCAGTTAGGTCTTAGCGAAGAGATTCTTAATGGAACAGCAGATGAATCTAAGATGAATAATTATTACAATCACACCATCGAGCCAATACTAGAAGCAATAGTCGATGAGTTTGAAAGAAAGTTTTTAAGTAAAACCGCAAGAACTCAAGGACAGGCTTTGAGATACTTTAGAGATCCGTTTAAACTTGTTCCGGTTTCAGAACTTGCTAACATTGCGGATAAACTTACTCGTAATGAGATTGCTTCTCCGAATGAAGTTCGAGCTATTATTGGTTGGAAGCCGTCTAATGACGCAGCTGCCGATGAACTTAGGAATAGAAATATCAATCAGGCAAAGACCGGAATGGAAGAACCTTTTTATAATGACTATGCTCAAGCTCCGATTGAGAATTATGAAAATAATTCCGGAGCAGATTATCAGCAAGAGCAATCTTCCGAATATGATATAGGAAGCACTCCTATAAGTTCATTGTAAATTTAATAAAAATCAGAGGAAAAAATCAAAATGGGTAAAGCATACGATTTTAGTGGCTGGGCCACTAAGAACGATCTTTTATGCACTGATGGTAGAACTATCAGAAAAGACGCATTCAAAGATTGTGACGGCATGACTGTACCGCTTGTCTGGATGCATGATCATATGAATCCAGAAAACGTCCTTGGGCACGCTTTGCTTGAGAATCAGAACGAAGGAGTTAGAGCTTATGGCTCATTTAATGATACCGAACTCGGTCAGGTAGCTAAAAAGCAGGTCGAGCATGGAGATATTACGCATCTTTCTATCTGGGCAAATAATCTTAAGCAGAGCGGAGGAGATGTTCTCCATGGAATGATTCGAGAAGTAAGCCTCGTTTTAGCTGGTGCTAATCCTGGAGCGTTCATTGATTTTCCGATTATTGCTCATGGTGAAGAAAGCGAAACGGATGCTGTTATTTATACTGGCGAGGACATTGAACTTTTTCATGCCGATGCCGAAAGCGAAGTAAAAACCGAAAGCAAGGAGTCTTCTGATAAAGAAACTGCTGAAAAAACAGAAAAAGAAGACAAAAAAGAAGAGGAAAAAGAAGAAATGGCAAAAGAAACTGAAGAAAAGAACGAAGAGAGAACGGTTAAAGACGTATATGACGAAATGACCGAAGAGCAGAAGAAAGTTGTTGCCTTCCTTGTTGGCGAAGCAGTTGCTGACGCAGAAGATGAAGACGAGGAAGATGAAGACGAAGAAGAATATGAAGAAGATGAAGAGGAGGAAGACGAAGTGAAGCACAACGTTTTCGATAATGAAGAAATGCAGCAGGGTGGCGTGATTTCTCACGCTGATATGGAACAGATTTTTGCCGATGCGAAGAAGTGTGGTTCTCTTAAGGATGCTTATGAGAATTTTGTTGAAGATAATGAGTATCTTTCTCACGCGGTTATTGACCGTAATGGTGAGACTGTGACTTATGGTATTGCTGATATTGATTATCTCTTCCCGGATGCTAGAGCTCTTCAGGATCGTCCGGAGTTTATTAAGAGAGACGACAGTTGGGTTCGAAAGGTTCTTGATGGTGCTCATCACACGCCTTTCTCTCGTATTAAGTCGGTGTTCGCTAACATCACGATGGATGAGGCTCGTGCTCGGGGTTATCTTAAGGGCAAGAAAAAGAAGGAAGAAGTGTTTTCGCTGCTTAAGCGTGCTACCGATCCGCAGACCATTTACAAGAAGCAGAAGCTTGATCGCGACGACGTGATCGACATTACCGACTTTGATGTTGTTGCGTGGCTTCGTATGGAGATGCGTCAGATGCTTGACGAAGAAATTGCTCGCGCAGCTCTTATCGGTGATGGTCGTCTTATCTCTGACGATGATCACATTTCTGAAGAGCATATTCGTCCGATCGCAAAGGATGCTGACCTTTACAATATTAAGGTTTTCGTCCCGACCGATTCTCAGAATGTAGCTAAGGACTTCATCAAGAAGGCTATCAAGGCTCGTAAGGATTATAAGGGCTCTGGCAACCCGACGCTTTTCACGACCGAAGATATGCTTACCGATATGCTTCTTCTTGAAGACGGTTTTGGTCACTTCCTGTATGCGAATCAGCAGGCTCTTGCCACGGTTCTTCGTGTTAAGGAAATCGTTACTGTTCCGGTCTTTGAAGATGTAAAGATTGGTTCTGCGGATCTTCTCGGTGTTATTGTCAACATGGCTGACTATAACTTTGGTGCCGACAAGGGCGGTGCTGTTTCGATGTTCGACGACTTCGATATCGACTACAACCAGATGAAGTACCTCATTGAGACTCGTTGCTCCGGTGCTCTTACGAAGCCGTATTCTGCGATCACCATTACTATGGGCCCGTCTGGCGAGACCGGTGAGACTGGTGAGACCGCCGAGATCAATGGCTAATCTAATTTAGTAGAGAAAAATCAAAATGGCTAAATATTTTGGCAAGATAGGATTTGTAAGTACTGTTGAAAGTACATCTGGTGTGTGGACCGAACAGATAATCGAGAGGGACTATTACGGAGACGTAGTAAGAAACACTAGAAGAATCTATTCGCCGAATCAGATTAACGACAATGTTGAAATTAATAACGAAATTTCTGTAGTTGCAGACCCCTATGCTTACCAGAATATTTACGCCATAAGATATTTATGGTGGATGGATACAAGATGGAAAGTAACTAATGTTACGGTTGAGTATCCGAGGCTTATTCTTACTATAGGGGGCTTATACAATGGACCGCAGACTAATACTGCAGAGCAAACTTGAAGCGATTTCAGGTGTTGAGAAAGTGTATTTTCAGCCTCCTGAGTCTATCAAGCTTAAATATCCATGCATAGTCTACAATTTAAGGAATATCGATATGACATATGCCGACAATCTAAATTATAGAAAAGAGCGAGGTTACGATATAACTCTAATTCATCAAGATCCGGATACACCGATAATTGATAGAATGATAGAAGCTCTTCCTACATGCAGATTTGATCGGCATTATGTTGTTGATAATTTATATCATGATTCTTTTGTACTTTATTTCTAATTAGGAAAGGAATATTACTATGCCTACTAGTTATGCACTTACTTGGGACGTTGTTGGTGAACGTATCTATGAGACGGGCACTAAGATGGGCGTCATTTATCCCGAAGCATCTGACGGTACGTATCCGAAAGGTTATGCCTGGAACGGTCTTACCGCCGTAACCGAGTCTCCGTCTGGTGCTGATGCCACGGCTCTTTATGCTGATGACATTAAGTATCTTAATCTTCGCGCCGCAGAGGAATTTGGCGCGACGATTGAAGCTTATTCATATCCGGACGAGTTTGCGGAATGTGATGGTACGGCCATCGTTACTGACGGCGTGTATCTCGGGCAGCAGGTTCGTAAGCCGTTTGGCTTTACGTTCCGTTCGACCCTTGGCAACGATACGTCTATGAATGATTATGGATATAAGCTCCATTTAATTTACAATGCTACCGCTTCTCCGTCTGAGAGATCTTACTCGACGATCAACGATAGCCCGGATGCTATTTCGTTTAGCTGGGAGCTTACGACCACTCCGATTTCTGTTACTGGTTATAAGCCAATTTCGAACATCGTCATCGATTCCACCAAGGTCAATCCCACGAAGCTTGCTGATCTCGAGCAGATTCTTTACGGTACTCCGGCTTCTGGTGGTACGGCGGCTGTTGATGCTCGCCTTCCGCTTCCGGATGAGGTTATCTCGACTCTTGGCGGGCCGAGCGGTGCTACTGGCGCTACTGGTCAGACTAACTGATAAAAAATCAAAATGGACTGAAACTGTAGGGGGTGCTTTTTAGTACCTCCTACAATTCATATTTTTTTTACTAAAAATCCATGGAGAGAAATTATGGAAAAGTGGAGAGAAGACGTCCTCATTCATTACGGCACTAAAGGAATGAAATGGGGAAAGAGAAAAAAGATGATTAAAACAGAAAGAGATGCCAGAGCGTTTGAATCATCTTCTAAAGCTTATAATCAAGATCCTTATAATGCCCAAAAATTAACAAGACTTGCTGTTGGGGCGGTGAAAACCGTTGGTTCTTATTCAAAGACGGGAAAAAATGCAGCTCTCGATTATCCAAGCGCTAGAGATGCATATAAGAAAACTATGAAATTAGCTGGATATGATCCTGTTACTGTGGATAAGGTTGTTGATAATACAGTAAATAAACGAAAGAAAAAACTTGCAAATCAGAGAAAAAATCGTGTTAAAAGAGCTAATGCTGTTAATAACGCCGTTAGTAAAATTAATAAACGTTTTGGCACGAAAATAAACACATATGGTTGGTTTGATTAAATAATAAAAATTAAAACGTTCAAGGAGAAAAAACACTATGTTAAAGAGAAAAATGACTTATACCGATTATAACGGTAATGAAAGAACTGAAGATTTTTATTTCAATCTTAGCAAGGCAGAACTTACTGAAATGCAGCTTTCTGAAGCTGGTGGAATGACTGCTTTTATTCAGAAAATTGTAGACACGCAGGATAATAAAAAGATCGTAGAGCTTTTTAAGGAACTTATTCTTAAGGCATATGGTGAGAAGTCTCTCGATGGTAAGAGATTTATTAAGAATAAAGAACTTTCTGATGCTTTTGCTCAGACAGAAGCTTATTCCGATCTTTTCATGGAGCTCGCTACAGATTCTAAGGCCGCAGCCGAATTTGTTAATGGCATTATACCGTCAGATCTTGCCGATAAAGTTTCTGAAAATGGTGGAGCCGAAGCTCAGTTTGATATTATAAAGTCTTCTAATTAAAATAGGAGTAAAAAGAGAATGCTACAGATAACTATAAAGTCGCAAGAGCAATGGGACGAGAAAAATGAATGTTTTATTCCTAAAGGAAAAGATCAGACTATTGCTCTTGAGCATTCCCTTGTTTCTATTTCTAAATGGGAAATGAAGCATCATAAACCATTCTTAGTAAAAAATCCTCCTAAAACTCATGAAGAGATGATCGATTATGTAAGGTGCATGACACTTACACAGAATGTTGATGAGAATATTTATTATTCTCTTAGCAGAGATAATTGGAATAAGATAAATGCTTATATAGATGATCCTGCTACAGCAACGACGTTTAAAGATGATCCAAGAGTACATGGTCGTAGAAATAGTGAGATACTTACTTCAGAATTGGTTTATTATTGGATGATTGCATATGGAATTCCGCGTGAATTTGAAAAATGGCATTTTAATAGATTGTCTACTCTTATCCGTATTTGTTCAATAAAGAACGCTGGCCCAGAAAAACGTAATAGAGCGGATATGCTTGCCGAAAGACGGGCATTAAATGCTTCTCGTCGAGCAAAGTATCATACTAGAGGTTAAATGGTGGACGCTAACAGCAATAGTTATTCTTACGATCAGCTACGTACATATGCGTCCTTAAGAACAAATTATAACGAGGTTTAATGTTATGGCGTTTGGATCTTTTAGTTTTGGCGGAGGCGGATTTAACGTCGGATCAATTGCCGGGTCTGTAAAAAATGTAATATCAAAAAGCGAAATCACATCCGAAGTAACTTCTAAATTGTCTCCGATGAAAGAAAAAGTTACTGATTTTATATCTACCGCTAAGGATAAAGTTAATCTTAATAATTCGGAAATAGTATCTACTGTTGGCGAGTATAAAAATGATTTATCAAGTAAAGTTAAATCTTTTATTAATAATAATGAGAAATTAAGTTCTGTAAAAGATGCATATAATTCAATTACTGATTATGAAAAATTATATCAGGATTATATGAACGACACGCCATCTCAACTTGATGAGTTAACATCGGAATTTGATTTAGACTCTATGCTTGATATGGAAAGTATTAAGAATTTTATGCCATTTTCAGAAGAATAATTTTTAAGAAAGTAAATATATGATTACTTTTGCACATAAAGGCAATTTTAATAAAACAAGTAAATTTCTTAAAAATGCCAAAAATTTAAAGCTCGATCAAATTTTAAAGCGTTACGGAGAAGAAGGAGTAACTGCGTTGTCTAATGCTACTCCAAGAAATACTGGAAAAACAGCAGATTCTTGGAATTACGAAATAAAGAAATCAAATGGATCGATACATATTTATTGGACTAATACAAATTCTAGTCAAGGGATACCGATCGTTATACTAATACAATATGGACATGGAACCAGAAATGGTGGATATGTTCAGGGTCGGGATTTTATAAATCCTGCTATACAACCGATTTTTGATAAAATCGCGGATGATATTTGGGCGGAGGTGAGAAGCTTATGAGTTCTGTTGACGAACGCATTGTTGAGATGCGATTTGACAATAAGGATTTCGAACAAAACGTTCAAACAACTATGAGCACGCTGGATAAGCTGAAGGCCGCTCTAAATTTTAAAGACGTAAGTAAAAGTTTTGAGAGCATTTCAAAGGCAGCCGATCAAGTAGACATGTCTAATGTTTCTGAGACATTAGACGTGATTCAGAATAAGTTTTCTGTATTCGGAACAATTGCTGATCAGGTTATTCGTAGAGTTGCCGATGGATTTATGGACATTGCTGAGAAAGGCGTTCAAGTCGTAAAATCTTTAACGGTCGATCAGATTGGCGCCGGTTTTGAAAAATATCAGGGAAAACTCGAATCGGTCCAGGCAATAATGAACGCTACCGGAGAAGACATCGATACCGTTCAGAATGCTCTTGCTAAACTAAACTGGTTCACCGATGAAACTTCATATAACTATACAGATATGGCGAACACTATTGGCCGATTCACTTCTACTGGTATGGGAATAGACGACGCTGTTTCCGCTGTTATCGGCATAGCAGATGCGGCCGCTTTCGCCGGGGCAAACGCTCAAAATGCTTCGCATGGCATGGAAGCATTTGCTAAAGCAATGTCTAGTGGAATGAACGCTAGATATTGGAACATGATAGAAATCGCAAAAATGGACAACGTGGCCCTTAAACAATCTTTTATAGATGCCGCCGAAGCTTTGGGGTATCTCGAAAAGATTGGTGACGATATGTGGAGTTACAATGGCGGTAAAACGTGGTTAAACGCAACAGACGGGTTTCGAGATAATTTAACAGAATGGTTAGAACCAGAAGTTATTGCCAAAGGATTGTCCGGATGGAGCGAATTTTCTGATGCGTTATATGAAGCTGTTCAAGATACGGGAATGAACGCCACCGAAATAATGGCAGATCGTATGGATTTGGTTGCCGATGGTTATTCTGAAATTTCCGAAAGAGCGTTCAAAGCTGGTCAGCAGTGTAGAACTTTTATGGATGTTATAAGCGCTATAAGAGACGCTGTGTCAACCTCGTGGATGAATACTTTCGAGGCTGTATTCGGTAATTATGAAGAAGCTATTTCTCTCTGGACGAGTCTTTATGCTATAGTCGACGATGTTTTTGGAACAGGGATTTATGCTTTTACTGAGCTTTTCCAAAAGTGGCACGAATTAAATGGCTATCAAGTTTTTAGAGATGCTCTTGATAATGTGTTTGAAGCTATCACTCAAAAAGTAGAAGTTATAAGAGAAGCTTTTCAAGAAATTTTTCCTCCGATGACATTCGGTAAATTATATAATCTTACTGTTCGATTTAAAAAGTTTACCGAAACTTTAATTTTAAATAGTGATCAATTAGAAGGGCTTAAAGTTGTTCTTAAAGGCGTTTTTAGTATTTTTAAACTTGGGTGGACTATTTTAAAGACTGGTTTAAAAATTATTGGAAAAATATTGATATTATTAGGAAAATTATCTCGTGCCATTTTAGGAGTTATAGGAAGAATTTCTGAATTTATATCGGGGCAGAAAACGCTATTTAAAAAAACAGGTCAACTTAAAAGACTTTTTGACGCTATCGGAAAGATTTTTAAAAATGTCGGGCATGCAATTTCCCAAATAGGAGACGGTTTTAGAGAATTTGGAGAAGCTATTTCTGAACTTCCAATATCTAAAAAGATAACTGGTTTTTTAGATAAAATTAAGAGTTTCTTTTCAAATAAAGGTCTTATTAAAAACGCAATAAAATTTCCAGATATATTTGAAGGCGTTGTTCAATTTTTTGAGAAAATAGCAAATAAAGAATTTAATCTTCCAGAAGTAGATGTTAAAGGAATTGTTAAAAAAGTAGCCGAATCGTTTTCTTCGATTTGGACAAAATTATCCGAAGGTTGGGATTGGCTTGTCGGAGAGCATCCGGTTTTAGCTGGATTTTTTGAAGATGTTTATAATACCGTAAGCACTTTCTTTAATGACGTTAAAACTGACATGGATGCATTTTTCGGTCATGTTCAAGACGTTTTAAATTGGATAAGCGAAGAAGCCGATAAAGTTTGGAGTTGGTTTTCTACTAAGTTTCCAGGAATAGCTTCTTTCATAAAAAGAATATCTAATCGTTTCGGGGAACTTATTGGAATAATTACCGATTCTGATGGAAATAAACTTGGAAGAATATTAGATTGGTTCAAAGGAATTGGAGATTCTATAGGAAAGTTTGCTGGAGAAAAATGGCAAGGCATTATAGATTTCTTTAAAGCTCTATTCGGAGAAGAAAAATTAGATAAAATAGAAGGTTTTACAACAACTATTTCTGATTTTTTCAAAAATATATTTGGAAAAAAAGATCTAGAGGATGGAGAAGAAACCATCTCTCTTTTTGATAGAGTAAGAGAAGCGATAAGTAAATTTATTGGCTATCTCGAATCGGTAGATCCGAAGAAACTTGCTTCAATTGGCATATTAGTGCTTTTAGGTTTTCTTATGGCTTCCATTTCCGGAATAGCAGGAGCCATTGACAAATTAGTTACGCAATTTAACTGGTTCACAGGCAAATTATTAGGTGTGGTTACGCAATGGGCAAAAAAGAATAATACTTTAGGCCAACTTGCTTTGGTTTTGGTAGCGATTTTTTATGGTCTTTATAGATTATCAAATGATGTAGATCCAAATAATCTTAGACAAGCTGCTATTTCTTTAGCTATTCTTATTGGTACGATAGGTATTGCCGCAGCTGTATTAGCGATAATACAAGGGGTGTTTGCCAAATTTGGAAACGGCGTTAATTTTGAAAAAATGGGCCTAGGAATAGCTGGCTTTGCTGCGGCTGTTTTGCTTGTGGCTATAGCCTTAAGAAAACTTGACGGTGTCGTTTTAGATAATGATATGTTTAAGAAACTAGGAATCCTTGCTGCAATAATGGGAATGCTTGTTTTAGTTGCATATGCTTTATCGGGATTAGTTTTTGGTAAAACTGCTATTATTGGAGCAGCTGCTATGCTGCTTCTTGCATTTTCTTTGATAAAAATCGTTGAAGCTTTAATGAAATTGGCTGATGTTCCCGTCGATAGAATTCTTGCGAATATCGAAGCTTTAGGTCCGTTATTTACGGCGTTTGGAGTTTTGGCTATAGGTGTTGGGCAGATTGGATTGCCGTCAGCCGTTGGATTACTTGCTCTTATTTATCTTCTTGAAAAGTATCTTCCAAAACTTAATGAGATGTCTGATGAAAATGTAAAGAAGATTCAGAGATTTATCGACGACAATGTTGATTTAATCAAAATGCTTAGTAATTTGGGAGTAGCGTTGCTTATCATTTCGGCAATAGGAGGAAAAAGATTAAAAGCTGGTGGAATAGGAATAGCTGCGATTGCCGGTTCGATATTTTTAATAACCTTGGCTATAAAGGAAATGGGCTCTATGAGCTCATCAATAATGGCCAAAGGAATGAAGTCCCTACGGCAAATAATGCTTATGATTGGGATAATGATAACGATTTCTAGCATGACAGCCGGAAATGAATTTTCTAAATTTTCCGTCGGTGTGATAATCCTTGCAGGCGGCGTTTTGCTTTTAGGAATGGTTGCATCTTATTTTGGAGAGATGGATCAGAAAAATCTTAGACAAGGAATGAAAACGTTAGCCTCTATCATGGGTCTTGTCACAATTTTAACTGTTGTGTCAAGCGCCACGGCTGGTGTCAAATCTGGACCGATGATTGCATTAATGATCTCAGTAATAGTTTTAGCTGGAGTTCTTGTTGCACTTGCCGGCTATTCTTTTGAAGATTTGCTACCAGCTGTTATATCATTGGTTGCAGTATTAGGCGCATTGGCTTTTGCTATAAATGGAGTAAGTAAAGTTGCCGGAACTGGTTTAAAAGGAATGGGAACCATGCTTCTAATGATGCTGGCATTAGGAGAAATTGCATATTTATTGACAAAACTCTCTTCATTTGATGGAAATACTGTGCTTAAAGCTGCTGGCGGTTTAGCCATGGCTCTTTTAGGAATCGGTCTTTCGATGCTTATTATGTCATGGTCTCAAAATGCTTTTTCGGTTACGGATATAGCAATGTTCGGGGCTATGGTTTTAGCTCTATTCCCGATAACCGATGCATTAAGCGCCCTTGCTCAGTTCGATGGCGATAGAGTACTTAATGCTGCGGAGTCGCTAGGTTTAGTATTATTGGCTATCGGAGCTTGTACATATATAATGAAGGATATAAATCCTACGCAAGCCGCTAATGTCGCAGCAGATTTTGCGATTCTTGTTGGTGCCGGAACCGGTATTGGTCTTATTATGGCTCTAATAGAAGCGCTTCTTGAAAAAATTGAAGGATACAGTCCCGAACTTATGGTTGAAAAAATAGAAGGTTTGGGGAGCATATTTATAGCTTTTGCCGGAGTTGTTGGTGGAGCTTTTGGCGAACTTATCGGAAGTATGATAAATAATTTCCGTACAAGTTCCGTAAAAGATTTATCTTCTTTTGCAGATACGATAAACAGTTTTATAACAAAAATGTCGGGGGCATATTCGATAGCCAACACAATAAAAGAAGATTCTCTTAAAAAGTTTAATGGCATATTCGATTCATTAAAATCGGCGATGGCCTCTAGTAAAAACACGACAACAGCTGGTTTAGAAGCGTTTAAAAATCTTGCCCAACCTTTTGGAGATGCTATAAACGCATATGTCTTAGCTTTGGCCGATGTTGATGAAGATCGATCTAAAAAAGCAGAAATAGCAGCAAGCATAGCTGGAAATTTTGTAGCCGCGGCAAATAGTGCGCCAAGAACGGGTGGAAAACTTCAGCAGTTATTCGGCGAACAAGACATGGACAAATTTGGTAAATCCATGGCTTCTTTTGGCGCAGGACTTAATACTTATTGTAATAATATACGTTTCTTGCAAGATGACTATATTGCGAAGTCGAAATTGGCATATGATATAACAGTTCCAATGATAGACGTAGCAAACGAAATACCGAGAGTCGGAGGAGATTGGCAGACCTTTATTGGTGAATTGGATATAGCTGCATTTGGCCAATCGATGGTTTCGTTTATTAGTTCTGTTAGATCGTTTTGCATAACTGCTCATTATTTAAAAGATGATTATAAAGATAAAGCTAAATTAGCATACGATATAACGGTTCCAATGATCGATGTCGCTAATCTTCTTGACCCGAGAGAAGGTGCCTGGCAGCTTTTAGCTGGTCAAAAGCAAGATCTTGAGAATTTTGGTATAGCGTTAGCGAGTTTTGGTGGATCTTTGTCGTTATATTGTGCAGAAATTAACAACGCCAATATAAATCTTGTTAGGATGGATGCTGTTACCGACGCAATTGGAAGGCTTGTTAATACCATATCTATAATAGATTTATGGGATAATAATAATCTTGATGTTTTTGAAGATGCTTTGGAATCCATTGGCGAATTGAATATAGATACTGCTATTAGTGATTTAGAAGCTTATTCATCGAGATTATTTGAAAAGATTACTGAAATATTTACCGAAGCTGCTTCGATAGTTTCTGAGAATAAAGAATTAGCAGAAGCCGCTCCGAAAACAGTTAACGCTATGGCAGAAGCGATAAAGAGTGACGATAGTGTTAAAACTGTAACTAGCGCGTTTACAACATTATTAACAAAATCTAAAAGTGCGTTCAACACCGGTTCTACCGATGGGTATAATGCTGGTAAAAACTTTGTTCAAGGATTTATTAATGGTGTTAGAGGAACTAATCAGTATGCGTTAACGGCTGTTTATGCAATCGGAAGATCGTTGTTTTATAAGTTCAAAGAAGCATTAGATGAAAACTCCCCGTCGAAAGCTACAGAAGAAGCGGGCGAATTCTTTATGCAGGGTTTTGCAAATGGACTTAATAATATGAAAAAGTCTACCGAAAGGAAAGTTGAAAAAATTGCAACCGGTACAATCGGAATAATGAACAATGCTATTAATAAAGCAGTTGATTACTTAGATGAAAACATGGATACAAATCCTGTTATTCGTCCTGTTTTAGATCTTTCGAGCGTGTCTACAGGAACGAGCATGCTTAACGGCATGTTTGGAGGTTATTCGATGGCGTTTGCGACTACAACGAGTAGTAGCATTATGGCCTCGCGTGAATCTGAAACCAGGCTTAACGATCTTTCAGATAGGTTGGATATGGCAATCGCGAAGATCGGCGAAATAATTCAAAATGAATCTGAAAATGCAAACACCGATTACAGATTTGAGATACCGTTTACAATTGACGGTAGAGAAATTGCAAGAGCGTCTGCCGTTTATAATCAGGAAGAGCTTAATCGCTTAACCCGTAATATGCAAAGAAAGGAGGGCTACAGATGAGCGTAAACCGTGATTATTTACCATATGTTGACCGCATCGCGGCCCTTCCTCTTCCGAAATGCGTAATGACTTTCGGAGGAATAACTTTAGAAACTCAGATTCCCGGCTACCGGACTTTATATGTCAGTGGCCGGGATTCTCTTTCTGCTGAAATGAATGAAATAGATGGAATAATAACCGATGGTTCATTTCACAGATGGCGTCATATAGGCCCTCGTGATATTCAGGTGGGGTACGCCGTTGTATGCGATACCCCCGAGCAATATCACAAGGCTATGAATAAGCTTAAAGGAATCCTTTTTGCTAAAGGCGCAGAAAATGTAAAAATTATTTTTGGTGATGAGCCTGACGTATATTTTGTTGGGCATGTTACCGAGATGCCGGCAGATAAAGTGGCCGACGCAAGATCTGGTGGTGGAGCTCTTACAATTCATTGCCCAAAACCGTGGAAATATTCTGTTACTGAATACGAAAAAGCTCCGATCGGAGTTACTGGCGGAAGTGGAACAATAGAGCTTGACTATGGAGGAACTTATCCGGCTTTTCCGACTTTTGAAGTTACTGCTAATAGCAATATTGGGTATGTTTCGTTTATTAAAACAACTGCGACTGGCATAACGGGCCAAGAAACCGTACCTTCAAAAGTTATACAATTTGGAGATCCCGAAGAATCTGGAACGACTCCAGCTCAAGTAGAAACTTCTTTCGATGATAAATTCGGAACGGCTAGACCTTCTGGGTGGAATAACAATAATCCGTATACACCATCCAATAGAAATGTTCATGAACATAAAGGCACTCTTTATATAAATGGGGCAGGCATTGGTTGTTATGAACATGCGGATGGGTATAGCACTGGAACGCAGTGGCACGGGCCAACTATAACAAAAACTATTTCGTCCGCAACAAAAAATTTTCAATGCTATTTTCATAATCTCATAACTACAGGTAGTGTTGGAGAATGCGGATGCTTTGTTTTATCAATAGATGCAGGATCTGGAAGTAGTAGATCGAATATAGCAGCAATGTGGTTTGTTAAATCAAGTCCTTCTAATAATTCTGGAAGAATAGAGCTTGTTGTAAAAGATAGCATAAAGCAGACCATAACAATACCGTCTCTTACTTACAATAATACATTGACTGGCTATCCTAAAGGATCCGCTTGGTATGATGTAGCAAATATTCCAGAGGCTAATAGATCCCAAAATACCGCTGGGGGTGCTTTCTATATAACAAAATTAGGAAATAAAATTCAGTTTACTGTCGCCGGAACAATTTATGAATTTACAGAATCAAGTCTTGAAAATACAGAAGCTACTGAGGTTTCAGCTTGGTTTGAAAAATGGGGAGCAGAGACCCCGCCGATTACGGTTATGATACTTCATCAAGTTAGATTCGTTAAAGTATTAGGTAATAGCATTCCTGCTACAACGACGGTTGACGAAATAGTAAATAAATTTTTATCCGGAGACAATATAGTTGCAGATGTTAACTCAGCAAGCATTACAGTAAATGGAACTCCAAAGTATGGAATTGGTGCAATGGGAAATGATTGGGAAGAGTTTACATTAGATCCCGGGGCCAACATCATATCATGCAATTATTCCGATTGGGCTACTGCTCCTACATTCAAAATGAAATATCGAGAGGTTTATCTATGAGTTACAACACAAGGTACGCGGTTTATTGCGGGACTAGAAATTTATATCCAGACATGATTCCTGCTATGAAAAGTCTTTTTAAGAACTCAAATGTAGATATTGTGTATTTGATATTAAGCGAACCAAATTTTCCGTATAAACTTCCGTCTTGCGTTAAGACAATAGATCTTTCAAATCAAACATATTTTAGAACCGATGGCGCCAATTATTGGTCGTCTTGGACTTGGATGGTTCTTATTCGTTCTGCTTTATCAAAAGTGTTTCCAAAGATTGATAAAATATTATCTCTCGATGTTGACACAATAGTTGACGGTGATATTTCTGACCTTTGGGATATAGATATTAATGATTACTATTTCGCAGCAGTGAAAGAACCATTAAAAACAACTAATGATTTTTTATATACAAATTTTGGAGTCCATATACAAAATCTTAAAAAAATGCGGGACGACAAAAAGGTCGACGAAGTAATAAAAGAACTTAATTACAAGCATTATTTCGCGCCAGAACAAGATGTAATGAATATTAAATGCCAGGGTAATATTTTAGAACTCCCTGCGAAGTATAATGTGGCTTGTTGCACAACTCCGGTTGTTGACGATCCACGAATTATCCATTATGCGGCAGTTAAAAAATGGAATCATAAGCCGCTTGTAGAGAAATACAGAGCAATGAGCTGGGAAGAAGCTCTTGGCGAGAGAAGGATTTATTTATGATTATTTATTTTGCAGACCGTCGCATGAATATCCTCGGGGTAGCATCTGATGTGCTCCCCGGGGTTTTTCATATAAGAGACGACATGACAACTAAAGAGGTCGAAACCGGTGTTATGACCTTTGAAGTTACAGTCGATTACAAAAAAGACACTCATTTAAAAGCTAAAGAATATTGCAAAGCCGGCAATTTTCTTTTAGTTAAAAATAAAGATGGAACTTATACTCCATTTACAATTATTGATAAAGAAGACGATATTTCTGATAGTCATATTTATATATATGCAGAAGACGCTGGACTTGATCTTTTAAACGAGATCGTTCCGGCGTATGAAGCTGCTTCTGCTGCATCTATTGCAGATTATATTTTAGTATTTACAGCTGATTCTGGTTTTGAGATCGGAACAAACGAATTAGGAAATTCTGTAACTAAATTATTGTCGTTCGATAATGAATCTACAGCTACTGAAAGAATAAGAGATGTTGCTATCGAATTTGATAATGCAGAACTTGATTATAGTTTCGCGATTGATAAATTTAAGATCACTCATAAATACATAAATATTTATAAAAAACGCGGAAAAGATGTAGCTCTTGAACTTAGATTTGGAAGAGAAATAAATTCTATAGTCGAAAAAGAATCAGTTGCAAATTTAGTTACTGCTCTTAGATGTGTTGGAGGAACACCAGAGGCTACGGATTCTAATCCCGATCCTCTTCCTATAACTTTAGTTGGCTATTCGTATGATGACGGTGATATTTATACAGATAGCGTATTTTTAAAGTCTAGAACATATAATCAAAAATGGACGAGGTATTTAACGGAAACTGGGAGCGGAGAAGGATACTTAGTCGGATATTTTAGTTATGATACAACATCTCAGCAAGAACTATGCACAAAAGCTATAGAAGAACTTAAAAAACTTCGTGAGCCAGAGATATCTTACGATGTAAGTTTATCCTATTTACCAGAAAATCTTAAGATCGGAGATACTTGTAGGATTATTGACGATAATGGGGAGCTTTATGTGTCTGCTCGTCTTATCGAACTTAAGATATCTGAATGCAATAATACAAGAGAAGCGACTTTTGGCGATTTCAAAGCACTAACTTCTGGAATAAACGAGAAAGTTCAGAAGCTCGCTGATGAGTTCGCAAAATTTCAAGCGGCAAGAACTCTTTACACATGGATCGTTTTCGCTGATGACAATCAAGGAACTAACATGTCAACCAGTTCAACTGGAAAAGATTATATCGGTATAGCAACAAATAAAATTTCTGAAACGCCTGATCTTACTAATCCTTCTTACTATACGTTTTCAAGAATTAACGCTCTTGATGGTAGAGGCTTTACCGTAAGAGGAACGTGGGCGTCCGGAGTAAGCTATTCTATTACATCGACAAATATCGATGTTGTTGAGTATGAGGGATCAACTTATGCCTGTAATACGTCTCATGTATCAGGTAGCACTTTTGATCAATCAAAATGGACTTTAATTGCTGAAAAAGGAACTGGAGGAGAAGATGGTGAAAGAGGTGTTGGGATACTTAGAGTAACAACAGCCCCAACATCTAAAACCGGAACAACATCTACAGGTTTTTCTTACAAGTATAGAATACTAACCCAAACTGTTATTGATGAGTCTGGTATGACAAAAGTCTTAGTCGGAGATACTCTTGAGTATGATGAGTGGCATTATCCTGTAGGAACTGTTGGAGAATACGTTTATCTTGGAGAAAGGATTTCTCTTAAAGGGCCTCAAGGAATAAGCGGACAGGATGGCGAAGACGGATACAATCAAGCAACTATTTATGTATATAAAAGATCTTCCAGCTCTGTTTCTACAAAACCTGGGGCGGCAACTTATACTTTTTCTACGGGGTCCCTTTCGTTTACTTCGACATCGGATTGGAGTAGATCTATTCCGGTAACGGATGGAAATCCTTGTTACGTATCATATATCTCACTATCGAGTAAAGACAATTCCGTTAATATTTCTCAAAACGATTGGCAAAGTCCTATAAAACTTGTAGAAGATGGATCGTCTGTCGTTGTCAAATCTGCGACTAAAACCGGCGATAAAACTACTATAATTTTAACCGATTTGGATGGCGATCATACAATAGAAATAGTAGATGGTGAAGACGGGAGCGATGGACAACCGGGAGTTAGCGGTTATGTTCATATAGCTTGGGCAACATCAGCAGATGGTTCTGAAGGATTCTCAACTTCTGTGTCTGAAGGAAAAACATATCTTGGAACTTATACCGATGAAAATTCGTCAGATTCGGAAGACCCAACCGATTACAATTGGTCTCTTATAAAAGGCGCCGATGGTGAAGACGGAGAAGATGGTCATACGCCTGTTATTTCTGGTTCTAAAAGTGGAAACACGACAACAATTACTTCTGATGGAGTGGCAATAGCTACAATTCTTGATGGAACCGATGGCGTCGACGGGCATTCACCGACAATAACTACTTCTAAGAGTGGAGATACGACTACAATCCTTGCGGATGGTGTTTCAATCGGAACCGTAACAGATGGCGATGACGGACATTCTCCCTCTGTTACTGCAACCAAAAGCAATGGCGTAACAACTGTTAAAGTTGATGGAACAACGATAGCCACGATTAATGACGGATCATCAGTTATTATTCAATCGGCAACAAAAGTTGGCGATACAACAACAGTTGTTCTAAAAGATGGATCCGGGACTCAAACTTTAACAATAAAAGACGGTGAAGATGGAGACAACGGTCAACCAGGATCTAATGGCGACGACGCATATGTTCATATTGCTTGGGCGACAGCCGCTGACGGATCTACAGGATTTTCTACTTCCGTTTCTGAAGGAAAGACTTACATGGGATCCTATTCAGATCATACCCAGGCTGATAGTACGACACCTTCGGATTATAATTGGTCTTTGATTAAAGGTGCAGATGGAGACGACGGTGAAGATGCTTATACAGTAATACTTACCAATGACAATCATACTTTTGCCGCCGGGACTTCCGCTGCTATAGCTACAAGTACGACTTGTAGTATAATAGCTTACAAAGGAGATACTCAAGTTTCTTGTTACGCAGGATCATCATCTTCTGCAACTTCTATATCAACTGGAACAACCGGAATCACGTGCTCAATTTCAAATAATAATTCTACAAATGTAAGTCTTACTATTTCTGTAACAACAAGTCTTACTACAAAAAACGGAACGTTCACAATTCCGGTTGTCGTAGACGGTCATACGTTTAATAAAGTATTCACATTTTCTTTAGCTATACAAGGTGTTTCGGTAACTAATATAACTTCTACAAATAACACCGAAGACGGCGGAACATCTACCGTTACGGTTACACTTTCTGATGGCACAACCAAAACCTTCACAGTTAAAAATGGTGAAACTGGCTCCACTGCCGAATGGTATTATGGAGCAGATTTAACTCATGTATCAGGAACAGCGACTCTTCCGATATCATCTACAAATGGTGTTGTCGTTGGAGCAATGTATTTAAATCCGAATACTTCTTTAGTATATAAATGCACAGCTATATCTGGTTCAAATGCTACATGGACATATGCGGGTGATATTACGACTGGGGTTTTAGAGAATCTTGAGATTGGTGGAAGAAACTTATCGACAGGAACAGGAACGTCAAAAACATTTACAAAAACTGCTGGTAAAACTTGGTTCAATAATGGCGGTTTTTATCCTGTAAGTGATTTTGGTATTTCTTTAATTAGAAAATCCACAGCGGACGATGTTTATTGTTTATCGTTCGATTGGACAGCAACAAATGTAGCATTAGCCTGTACTATCGGGGCGTTTCTAAGATCTTCATCTACCGGTTATTCTGCTTCAGCTTCAAATCTATTTGATGTAACCGGAAACAGTTTAACTGTTACTGGATCCGAAGAAAGTTGTAGCGGTCATTTTTATGGAAAATATAAGTTAACAAATCAAACCCTTCGTGAAACATATGGGGATAAATGGTTACTCACAACTGATGTATCAAATTCTCAAAACGACAATTTGCAAGTTGTAGTTTCAAATTTTATGTTTGAGAAGGCAACCATTGGCTCCACTTGGTCGCTTGCTCCAGAAGACGTAGAATCTACCATAACTGCGGTTCAAACTCTTGCGCAAGCAGCAAAAGATTCGGCCGATGGAAAAGTTACAACTTTTTATCAATCAGGAACTCCAACCGCAAATGCTATCGGAGATTTATGGATTGACACCACAGATAGTAAAAACAGTCTTAAGCGTTGGGATGGAACATCGTGGGTTGTGGTTGATAACGCGGATCTTCAAACCGCTTTAACAAATGCAGCTACAGCTCAAGCAACTGCCGATGGAAAAATAGTAACGTTTGCTCAGGCGTCTTCTCCGACGGCAACCGATGTTGGTGATATTTGGATCGACACGGATGATAATAATAGATTATATCGTTGGAACGGGTCGGCATGGGTTGATGTTGCGGCAGACGTAGATGTCGGTGGTACTAATTTATGGATTTCAAATGCCGGAACATTCGGATATTTAGCTGCTAACGGAACATTAACTCTTTCTAGCTCAGTCCATCATATCGCGTCGACAATGCGAAGATATATTCCGGTAAGTCCGGGAGAAAAATTTGTATATCAGCATTGGAATCCTACTCTTATAGACGACGCTACAAATTATGGCCAAGTTGCTTTTTACAATTCAGAAAAAACTCATATAAGATATTCTGATGGAACGACGAATACTGGAAATTATGAGTGTCCAAAAGTAAGATCGGCTGACGGGGAACATGTTATAAGGTATTTCACTGCGCCACCAAATGCCGCGTATATGCGTATTTGTACATGTTACGCTAACGATTTATATGATTTTAGAGTAAAAATTGAACGAGGAAATGTTCCTACTGCTTATTCTCCTTCTCCAGAAGATATGTCAGCAGAAGCAGCCGGAATCTCGTCTCCGAACCTTGCTCTAAATACAAAGCAGCCATCGACAGATGATATTGTAAAATCTAACGACAATTTAATTGCTGTATCAGATGATGGTATTATTACACTTCAGCCGACAAGCTCTGCTTGCTATGCGAAATGGAAATCATACCTAAATGGAGGAATAAAGTATCAGGAATGTAATAATAAAACGTATTCTGTATCTTTCGAGGCAAAAAGAGGAGAATCTAGTACTTATACCGCCGAAAAGCAGTTACTTGTATATCTTGGCATAAACGCGGCAAGTAGATATGAAAGTAACTATCTTAATTCTACTTATGACAGGTATAGGGCTCAGTATACTAATGTTTGGGGAGATTGGAAAAGATATCATTGTTCTTTTGTGATACCAAGTACATTTAGTACAGGAACAACAAACGCTTTGGTAGACGATAACTATATGGTTATTCAGTTCGGCGCAGAATCAGCACAGGTTCCCATTCTTATAAGAAATATAAAGCTTGAATTAGGGGATATTGCTACAGAATATGCACCATCAGAGCAGGACACAGATAATGCTATTAATGCAGCGACAAGCAGTGCTCAAACCGCAAACGATAACGCCACGGCTGCGATAAACGCTTCTAAAGAAAACTCGGAAGCAATAACTGGTCTTGATGAAATTATTAACGGGACAGAAAATACGACTGGTCTTGTGGATTTGGTAAATAATCTTGAAAGTACAAAGGCAACCGCTCAATCTGTAGATGATTTGAGAGCAGAAAAGAACGCCGATATAAATAAAATCATAGAAGATTATAATCTAAGCGATTTTCAAAGCTGGTTCCATTTCGATTCTAATCAGGGTCTTATCATTGGTAAATCGGGCACATCAAGCGGCAATACGGCAAACTATGTGTTGCGACTCGAAGGCGATATTATCTCATTCTATGAGAACACATCTGGTATAGATAATCTGAATGATGAGCAACGAGTTGGATACTTCCAGAATCGTAACTTAATGTCAGAAAACATCGTTGCTTTATCAACGTTAGATTTAGGGAACTTTAGATTTATAAAACAATCAAACGGGAATCTCTCGTTTGTTTATACAGGGTAAAATATGGCTACTAGTGGTGATATTTACACAACTTATTTTACAGAAGAATATGGATCAGTAAGGCTTAAATACCATTGGGCGATATCTGGTTCTCAGTCGATTGATAATAATACTACAACAATTGCATGGACGATAACCACCGATGGCACAATGACGAGTGGGTATTGGTATAAGGCCGGTCCTATTACAATGACGATGACCGCGACAAACGGGTCATTTACAAGTGGGTCAAATTCATATTCGAATTCTTCACGAATACAACTACGCGGCGGCGGAACTCAGGTAGCAGCGGGAACCGCCATTCTTACACATAATGCAACGGGCGTCGGATCGTTTTCGGTTTCGATGTCTGCTGCTATTTATTACACGTCAACAAACGTTTCTGGATCTGGAACAGCATCTCTTCCGACGATTCCGCGAGCTACTACTCCTGTTTTTAAAATTGGTAATAATGTAATAACAGAAGTTGATATTGGCACCGAATTTACGATTGAGCTTCCACGAGCATCTGATTCTTTTACTCATACTGTAAAGTATAGTTTCGGATCATTATCTAATGAGTCAATAGGAACAAATCTTGGAGCATCGACGCCTTGGACTCCACAGGCAAGTCTTGGACCGCAGATACCAAATTCCACATCCGGAGTTTGCACAATAACTTGTGAAACTTACAGTGGTCAAACTCTTATAGGAACGACCAATAAAATCATTACGCTTAAAGCTCCCGCATCTTGGGTTCCTACTAATACAACATCATTTTCTTCAACGAAAGGCGCATTAGGTTATATAGACATAATCTCGGCAGTTAACGCTGCTGTTACGTATGGGGGATCTAATGGATCGACAGTAACATCTGTAAGTCTTACTTTTCAGGGAAAAACTTATGAAGGAACTCTTACCGAAAACGGAACGAGTGTGACTATAACGTCGGATCTTTGTTCCGGATCAGGAAACGCAGTTGCTGTTAAAACAAGAGTTACAGATAGTCGAGGTCGATATACAGAATCGTCAAGTTCTTTAACTGTTTTAGCTTATTCTCTTCCATCTGTAACGTTATCTCTTACTCGCACATCAGAAGCAAACGGAACAAATCAAAATGAAACCGGATCGTACATGCGAGTGGAATTAAGTTGCTCAGTAGCTAGTATAACAGGTAATAGCGTTTCGTCTATATCAGCTTCATATAAGATAGGAAGCGGATCTTCAACACCAATATCTATAAGTTCTCTTCCGTACGATTCCGCATCTGGTAGTAATAACATATCTGTATCCAATTCAAGTTCTTGTACTGTAACGGCAACGATTACAGATACTGCTGGAGGAGCAACAACGGTTATTAAGACTCTTCCTGTTGGTTTTAAAACTCTTGATTTCTTAGCCGGAGGAAAGGGAATAAATATAGGAAGCACCGCTGTAAACGAAAATCTTGCGATAAACCGGGATATCATGCTTGGCGGTAAAGTTTATAGAAAAAATTTTCTTAAAAACACGCATTTATTAGAGGCTCAAACAATAGGAAGCGTCGTATATACTCCTCAAAGTGATGGTGGAATCTTAGTAAATGGTTCGGCTGGGTCGTCGAATAGAAATGCTTATTATGCTAACTCGACTTTTGTTGGAGTTCCAGGTCATAAGTATATTTTAAGCGGGTGTCCTGCCGGAGGGGAAGTTAACGGAACTAACTATTATGCTCTTTACATAGCCCGTGGAAGTTATGCCTGGTATGATAAAGGGACTGGCGTTCAGTTCACGTATCCATCGGACGTTTCTAATATGTCTGTTATTATACGCGTTTATAAAAATCAAACATGTGATAATAAAACGTTTTATCCGATGATTCGCGATGCTGGAATAACGGATTCTACTTGGGAACCGTATATATCTGATACATTAGAAATTCAGAATAATCTTAAATTGATCACTAACATGTTTTCGACTCAAATAGGTGATTTGATAATACGAACAGGATCTGTTGTTTTTAATGCTGTCGCTTCTCAATTTAATTTACTTTTTACTTTTTCTGAGCTTGATAATTTATTTGGGACGACGGGAACAAATACTAACAATTGTGTTGTTTATGTTCATAACGGCCATTACGATCCGCAGCGTAAGATAATAGATGGAGTGATATTTTCAGATAATACCTATCCAAATCTTACAGGGCTTACCGATGGAGCTGGAGTTTATATCCATAGTAATTCGGCGCTAGACTCAGGAAGTTTCAGAGCAAATTATATAGCAATAAGATTTACAGAGGAGGCAACGTAAGAATAAATGTTTATTGTAATAGAAATTCAGACAAATGCCGATGGGCATATATCTACCATCGTTAATGATAATTTAGATGAGAATATCGCAGAACAGACATATCATCTAATCCTTGCGGCGGCGTCAGTATCTTCTGTCGCGGTACATAGCGCTGTCATGATGTCAAAAGATGGAAGACAGATCAAGAGAGAAACTTATTACCATCCATTCGAAGAAGTAGAGGAGGCAGAATAATGAAATTCAGTAACAAGACTTATGATATTTTAAAGTTTGTTGTCATGATCATTGGGTATTTTGGGACTTTTGTTTTATCTCTTTCAGAAACTTGGGGTTTTCCTTATGGCGTTCAGATTTGCGCTACGATTTCTGCTTTAGGAATGTTCCTTGGTGCTATCTTAGAGCATTCTTCTAAGTGCTACAAAGCTGATATGGAGGAGCATGCTGACGATCACGCAGAAGATGGGCTTGGGTGATATTTATGGCTTATCCAGTAATAGATAAACGCTCGTGGAATAGAGTTCCTTTGAGCACAAAAAATACGCACGAATTTATAGCTGTCCATTACCTTGGAGTAGATGGTGGAGAAAACTATAATCTCTATGGCGAAGGCTATGGTGGTCATGCAACGATTTACCTTAACGGTACGATATATCTTAGATGCTATAACGAAGCAACAATATATGCAGTTGGTGTCTCGAACGGTTTTGAGCGCATTCATCCAACTGCAAGAAATAACAATACCTATTCTATTGAGATTTGCTGTTATAACGAAAACCATGCTTCGTCTTCTTCAGATAAGACTTGGTACTTTACTCAGGCATCTCAAGAGGCAGCGGTTCAGCTTGTTCGGTCTAAATTTGAAGAATTTGGATGGCCGCTTACCAAAGAATCTATAAATACACATCTTCTTCGTCACGGCGACATAACAACCAAGATCTGCCCGGCGCCTTACATGACCTGTCAGGGTTACAAAGGTTCTAAAGGATGGAACTGGCATTGGGACGAGTTTAAAGAAGCTGTCCGGACTGGCGTCTGTCCGAATCCCTATAAAACAAATCAAAATGACACAGAAAAATCTGAAAATTGGTGGAGAGTAAGAAAGTCGTGGGATAATCCTACTTCTCAACTTGGAGCCTACGAATCCGAGCAGGGCGCTATTAACGCGTGTCCAGAAGGATATGCCGTATTTGATCCGGATGGAAAGCAGGTTTATCCAAAAACAGGTCTTCAGGCAAAGGATCTTAAAGACTTATCCGAAGGTGATGTCGTGACTAAGATGGGTCCGTACTTTACAGAGGACGAGAGAAAGTCCGGGATCCTTGCTTGTGTATCTATGGCTCAGTTTATTCTTGAGTCTGGATACGGTCATACCGAGCTTGCACAGAATGCAAATAACTGTTTTGGTATGAAAGCGTCCTTATCTGGAAATACCTGGGAAGGATCTACTTGGGATGGGAAATCCATCTACACTAAAAAGACTAATGAGCAGAATCCGGATGGAACGGTTATTGAGATCACAGCGGACTTTAGAAAGTACGACAGAGTTGAAGATTCCATTGCCGATCATTCTGCTTATCTTCTTGGCGCAAAGAAAGGAAACGACCTTCGTTATCGCGGACTTAAAGATTGCCAGGATTATCTTAGAGCTGCTCAGATCATTAAAGACGGAGGTTATGCGACTTCTCTTACTTATGTATCTAAGCTTTGCAACATAATTGAGAGATGGAATCTTACAAAGTACAACGTAAAGAGAGAAGCATCTCAGACAAATGAGCCAGCATTTAAGCCATATCAGGTTCGAGTTCTCGTTACAAACCTTAACATTCGTAAAGGACCAGGAACCAATTACTCAAAGACTGGTAAATACACGGGAAAAGGTGTCTTTACAATCGTCGACGAACAGGCTGGGTCTGGTGCACCGTCTTGGGGCAAGCTTAAGAGTGGAGCAGGATGGATCGCGTTAAATCCAGATTGGGTCAAGAAAGTTTAAGGAGATTTAAATCAAAATGAAAATTTTAGTAGCAGTTCCTACTTTCGAAACCATCTATCCTGATACATTCTATTCTATTTACAATCTCGATCCATGTGGAAATGAGCTTGACTTTAGGTATATTCGTGGGTATGACTGTGCAACGGCACGAAATAGCATTGCGAGGTGCTCATTAGATGGTAAGTACGACTATGTGCTTATGATCGATAATGATGTCGTCTTAAAGAAAGACACAATTAAGTACATGCTTGAAGATCCAAAGATGGTGACACTTGGATATTATGCTCACAGAAACGCAAATAATACCTTTACCGGCGTAACTTCTATTTGTAAACTCGGAGAATACAACTATACAAAACAGTTTACAGACGAAGAGATTAGAGTTCTTAGAGAAGAGAAGGGCGTAACTAAGTTCCAGATCCATGGTGGCGGTATGGGATGTGCGTTCATTAATACCGCAGCATTTAAACGCATTGATTATCCGTGGTACGACTGGGTTAACTACAAAGATTTCGGCATGCTTTCCGAAGATCTTTATTTTTGTGAAATGTGTAAAAGCCAGAATATTCCGATATTTTCAGATACGAGATGCGGCTGTGGGCACATATTTAGGTACATACAGAATGTAAAGTGATAGGAGGTATAGTATGGCAATAAGACAGTTCACAACGCCTACTTTGCCGTTATTTATACCTGGATATTTTATAGCTGATGCAGATGCTGTCTATGTCACATTAGATGTGGTTTCCGCTAAAACACTTGCCGGAACGAGTATTTGGGGCGAGTGTCCGCACGGAAACATCATTGATGGAGAGGCCAACTGTGCAGAATCAGGTGGTGCGGCTGGCCTTCCAGCAAACACAATTACAGGATCTGATATTATTGTTTCTGAGAGCGAGGACGGTACTACTATACTTGTGCCTCTATCTCAAGAGCAGACAGCAAAATTTTTGCCGGGTGATACGATAAAGATTCAGGTTAACTGGACGAAAAATGGTAAACGATACGCCACCGATAAAGCTTCCGTTCCGGTTACTGATAATATGTTGAAAGTGGTGTTGCCGTTATGATTCATCTCCGCGTTAGTGATGAAAAGACTATACCACTTAAGATAGAAGAAGAAAAACAAGTAATACTTAAAATCAAAGATAGTATTTCTGCGGGTGATATTCCATACTACGAAGGTCCGTATGAAGTAACGCCTAAAACAGAAACAGAGCAGGTCCTTGCGACTGCAAATAAACAGATGGCAAAAGATGTCACTGTATTTAAAATTCCATATTTCGAAACTAGTAATTTATCTGATGGCGTTACTGTTTACATAGGAGAACTATAATGGCTAATCAATATAAAAATAAAATTATATATGGCGGCACAACTTTAATCGACCTTACTGTTGACGATGTAACCAGATCTGATGTCTTATCCGGAAAGAAATTTCATCTTCCGTCTGGTGAGCCGACTACCGGTACTTGTACGTACGATGCGGATACTTCCGATGCTACCGCGACTGCTGGTGAGATTTTAGCAACCAAAACAGCTTATAAGAACGGATCTAAGATAACAGGTTCGATGACGAATAATGGATCCGTCACGGGTACGATTTCTACTTTAAACGGTCAGTATACGATTCCTCAGGGTTTCCATGATGGTTCTGGTAAAGTTTCTATTTCCTCGACTGAACAGGCCAAGATTATTCCTGAAAATATTAGACAGGGTGTCGTTGTTCTTGGTGTCACAGGTACGATGAGCGGCTCTGAAGATGTTAACGCTCAGACGAAGACTGTAACTCCGCTTACAACTTCGGCAACATATTCTCCGGATACCGGTTACAACTATTTCTCGGAATTTACCGTTTCTGCAATTCCGTACGTTGAATCTGATAACGCGGCTGGTGGCGTAACTGTTACGATCGCTGCCGCTAGCTAAATGAGGTGCTGGCAACATGCCAAATCAATATGTAAATAAAGTAGTATATGGAGATAGTACTTTAATAGATATTACAGATACTACCGCTGTTGCATCGGATGTTGCCAGCGGTAAGTATTTTTATTTGGCGTCTGGAGAGAGAGTTAGCGGAACATATGTGCCATCTCCGAGTGGGGCAACGCTGATTGTAGATACTCCCGATGAGCATGGCGGGACAATTAGAGAAATAACCACGGATGCAATTGTCCAATTGCAAGGACAAAAAACTGTAGTACCATCTTCATCTGTTCAGACAATATATCCGGATGAAGGGTATGATGGGTTTGCAAGCATTATTGTCGATTCTGCTCCTGGTGGGGGTAGCGGCGATAAAGCAGAATGGAATGATGTGTGTTTTTGGGATTATGACGGCACGATATTGTATTCCTATTCTGCGGCAGACTTCGCGGCGCTTTCTTCATTACCGGCAAATCCTTCGCATAGCGGTCTTACGGCGCAAGGGTGGAACTGGAGTCTTGCAGATGCAAAAGCTCATGTTGCGGCAAACGGATTTCTTGATATTGGACAAATTTATGTCACTGATGACGGAAAGACAAGATACATTTTACATATTGAAAATCCTGCCACGACATTAAAAATTGCTCTTACTGGATCAGTAACAGGAAATCTTACGATAAATTGGGGGGATGGTTCAGCTACAGAAACTAACACAGGAACATCTGCCAAAACCTATGAACATATTTATGCGACCGCAGGAGATTATACTTTAACGATTGCTGTTTCATCTGGCACTGTATCTCTTGGAGTAATAAATGGAACAGATGACCGCACGATATTTAGAGGGTGTCACATAGGAAGCAATGCAAAATTGCTTGCGCAAGCATTTAACACATGCATGTGGATGTCATACCTTACCATCCCAAGCGATTGTGATATTAGCGCGTTTTCCTATTCATCAATGGGAGTAAAATGTTTAATTTTACCCTCAGCATTTGGCACTTCCGAAAAAAATAGTGCAGAGAGTTTAAATGAAATAATCTGCTTTGCAAAGCAAACGAATATTTATGGTGCTTATGGACAATTTGCTCAAAGTCGTGCGCTAAAACGTGTTTCGATTCCTTTAGGTAGGAATAATGCCGGATGGGCGGTGCAATCATTCATTGAATGTCGCTCATTGAAAAGGTTTCTTATTCATGATGGTTGTACAGGGTTTGGAAATGCGAACTCCACACAGGATTTATTCAGTCTCGAAAAAGTAACCATCCCAAGTTCTGTGACGCAAATACAGAGCGGGAGTTTCTCTAATGTTTATTCACTGCAAGAAGTTCATATGCTTGCAACGACTCCTCCAACATTGGGAGGAACAAATGTTTGGAGCAACAGACCGTCAACCTTTAAGATATATGTTCCGTATTCCGCAGACCATTCTATTTTGACCGCATATCAAACGGAAACGAATTGGAGTACGTTTGCGAGTTATATGCAAGAGGAGACTTCATAATGGCTTTTTCAAAAATAATTTTAAATAATGTAACGCAAATGGACGTTACTGATACCACTGCTGAAGCCTATGACGTCGCAGAAGGAAAATATTTTTATGGCGCTGATGGTATAAAGAAGACTGGCGTTGCCACTGGTAATGCTTTCTTTGTTACTGAAACCCAAGATGAGCATGGCGGAACGATAACAGATATTACAAGTGTTGATATTTCCGATTCAACGATTACGGCAGACAAAATTCTAAATGGTTATGTCGGTTATTCCTCGACTGGTCAAAGGCTTGTCGGCACAGCGGCTGGCGGATCAATTACTCAAGATGTAAATGGTGCGCTTGTGTTCTCCGAAGAGGGAATTACTGGTTTATCATTAGAAGATGTTTTAAATAAAAGGGTTTCTGGCGATATAGTGTTGAATATTACAAATCAGCCAACGCCTACTAATAATCCAGATGGTTCAAAATATTATGATGCGTGGTTTAATGGATTATTTGGAGATATGACAGAAGTAACAAGCATTACGGTTAATGGATTAAAATGGATTCCAAGACAGTTCGCGAGAGCTAATACTGGAATAACTTCTATTTCGTTTCCGGATGCAATATTTGCAGGTGCTAGACTTTGTAATGGCGCAACGTCTTTGGTTACTGCTAATCTTCCGTCATTAGAACATTCTTATTCTAATTATCAGGATTTATCGCAATACATGTTTTCAGGATGCACTAATCTCTCAAATGTAAATGTCGGCAATATAGATCGTGTTGGGCAGTATATGTTTAATAACTGTACGTCATTAACCGTTTTGGATTTTAACGCCATAAATTATATATATGCAAATGCATTTGCTAAGGCTTCCAATCTTACAACCATAATTATTAGGAGCACTTCGATTCCAACATTAGCAAATGTTAGTGCTTTTACAAATACGCCATTCGCATCTGGCGGCACTGGAGGAACAATATATATTCCAAAATCTTTATATGATCATCTTGGAGATGAATCTGCAGACGACTACAAAGCAGCTACTAATTGGTCTACATTAGATGGTTATGGAACGGTTACCTGGGCACAGATTGAAAATTCTCAATATGATAATTCATAACGAAAGGAGGAAAATATGGCAGTTAGTAAAGTTAGAATAAATGGATCTACTATTGTTGATATGACTGATGCTACGGCGGAAGCTGGTCATATTATTTCTCCTTATACAGCTTATGGAGCCGATGGTAGGAAAAAAATAGGAAATAGAATAAAAGTTAATGGGGAAATATATCAAGATAACGAAGGGTATATAGTTCTTCCAAACAATGATGTCTCTGTAGATGAAGATAAGGATGTTGTATTTATTGATTATGATGGAACTGTTATTGCGTCATACTCGGAAACAGAATTTGGACAACTTACCGCTTTGCCGGCAAATCCATTCCACGAAGGTCTTACTGCACAGGGATGGAACTGGACGCTTGAAGACGCTAAATCTTATGTAATAAGTAATCATTATTTAGTTATTGGGCAACTTTATGTTCCAACCGATGGCAAAACTCATATTTATGTAACAGTTGGTCAAGATGAACATATTCGTCCGTTAACAGTGTCTTTTTTACTTAAAAGACAATCTTCAATATCATCCAGAGATGTTATTTTTTCATGGGGCGACGATGTAAGCGGAACATATTCTTTACCTTCTAATAATACTGCTGTTACTTGTTCTCATAGTTATGACACTCCTGGGAATTATGATATTTCAATTCAATTATCGGAAGGGCTGACTGCGGCTATCCAATCCGTAGATAATGATAGCATCTCAGATATAAGAGTTGGAATCGGTATGGTTAGAATTGGAGTTAACACGGATGCCGGTTTTAATAGATGTCATTATCTTGAAACGGTGACACTCCATAATGCGTTCACCACATTCGGAACCTATAGTTTTTCGAATTGTAATCGTTTAAAGGCGATCGTACTTCCAGGGACGTTAACGGACATTGCTAATTATAGTTTTGAAGCTTGTGTTTCATTAAAATATATATCCGTAACGAAAAATCTTACAAGAGTCGGGTCAGGAGGAATTGGAGGATCTAGACTTGTCGCGTTTTCTTATCCGGAAGGATTTACATCTACGCAGTCTTTTAGCGGATATAGGCACTTACGTAGGCTTGGCTTGCCAACCACCATTACGAGTTTCAATTCTGTTGCGTATTGCGTTTCGATGGAAAAAATTTATTTTCATGAAGGGTTAATAAATATTACCGGAGATGCTTTTAGAGGAGTGCAGTCATTATATTCTGTTACGCTTCCAAGCACATTAGCGTCTATAGCAAATAATACTTTTTATGGGTTGCCTGGTTCAAAAGCTGTAATGGAACTTCATTTAAAATCGACAACTCCTCCAACTTTAAATGCCGCTAATGCAATAGACGCAATGACTGGAAATCGTAGAATTTACGTGCCATATTCTGCTGATCATAGCGTACTCCAGGCTTATCTTGATGATACAAATTGGTCTACAAGAGCGAGTTATATTCAGGAGGAGCCGCAATCATGAGTGAAACATTAAAAATATTTGATAAAACTTTTGATGACGTCAAAGGGTTTAAAGCTAAAAATACTAATAATGATGTTGTGGCGGCGCACATTGACAGGTATTCGCTTGAAGAAATTTCGGCCGATCATTCTGTTTATGATGATGAAAATATTGTTATTACTTCTGATATTATTTATCCATATACATTTATGCGGTCTAAATTTAAGCATGTAAGTTGTCCAAACTTGATAAGATTTACCGATTCTGGAAGCGCTTCAACTGACGGAGGAGGTTCGTATGTTTTTGCAAGGAATACAGACTTAATAGACATAAGTCTTCCTTCGCTCACAACGATGGGGAGTGGCGGCTATCAGTTTGCATATTGTACATCTTTAACAGATGTTTATATGCCATTATCTAATACTGGAGCGCATATGTTTGAAGGATGTACATCATTAGAAAGAATCGCTCTTCCAAGAATTGATAGAAGTCCTACAACGATGAATGGCGCCGCATTCCAAAATTGTTCTTCATTAGAAATAATTGATTTAGGAAATATCAGTAAAATTAGTTCATCTGAATTTAGTGGATGTGCTGCTTTAAAAACACTCATTTTACGAAACACCACCTTAATTACATTAGGAAATACTAATAATTTTAGTAATAACACCCCATTTAAAAGTGGAGGTTCTGGAGGGACGATTTATATTCCTAAATCCTTATATGACCATTTAGGCGATGGGACAGCAAGCGATTATACAGCTGCGACGAACTGGTCGACAATTAATGGATACGGAACCATTACTTGGGAAAAAATTGAAGGAAGCCAATACGAAGATTATTATGCAGATGGTAGACCAAGTACTATTATAGGTATTAATGTAATTTTTGCTCAAGAAAATAATATAGTTTATGATACAGATAATCTTGATAGTTTAAAAAATTATCTTATTGTTAAAGCTGTATATATTGATTTAAGTACGAAAGATGTTTCTGTAGATGATTGTACTTTATCTGGCATGCTTGATGCTGGAACTTCAACAATTACTGTTTCATATAAAGAAAAGACTAATACCTTTAATGTTATTGTTACAGAAAAGAATTTAAATATTATTCCTTCTAATTATACAATAGTGGACTATATAGAAAATAATGTTACAGATAATGTAAATCTTTTTATTAATACGGAACTCGACGCAACATATGGAACACAGAATTATGAACACGAAATAGTATTTGCAAATGTTACATCAAACGCAAATGCAAGTTCGATATATGGTTTGCGACTTGCGGCGGCCAATATTTATAATAGCCGAACCTGCTGGGTAAAAAATAATGGAAATCAAGTTATTTATGCAGATCATGATAGTGGCTATGTTTATACTACAGCACTTAATGAAAAAATTAAAATCAGGACCACTGCAAATGCGGAAAACGCAATGGTATATATAAACGATGTTCAAGATTATAGCGGTAGCAAAACAGGATTTGAACCGGTTAGTGGTGGAACATTTTATATATTTGGCATAAGACAAACTTCACCATCAAATGCAAAAATGTTGCATAAAGTTAAAATTTATAGTTTTAAAGTTAAAAACCTAATTACTAATAAATATTCTGCGTATTTTATACCTTGTCTTGATGAAAATAATGTGGCCGGATTTTATGATACTGTAAGAGAAAAATTTTATACGGCATCTTCATCTAGTTATTTAATTGGTGGGAATGATTCGTAAAATTATTATGGAGAAATAATATAATGATTCAAGTAGAAACATTTTATATAAACGATCGAGAATTCACTCGTACCACTTCAGATAGCGGTCGATATGTTGTGCGTGACGGAATTGCCTATGAAGAGGCCTGCGATCCAGCTGAATTTGGAAGAACTTACACCGAGGGCGATCCTATTGAGAATTACGAGTCAATAGAAAATAATGATAAATCCGAAGCCTATGATATTTTAGTCGGAGGTGCGCAATGAAACCACAGGATATTGCAAGAAGACTTCGTCCGATAATCGAAAAGGCCGCTGTGAGTCTTGAAGACGAACTTGCTCTTCAGGCGGTTGAACTTTTTCCTCATTGGGACGAAGATGCTCACACATATTATAATGGTGCGGATGGAGAACATCCTCAAGACAGAGTATCCTATGAAGGAACTCTGTATAAATGCCTTACAACTCATGAGTCTCAAGTTTCTTGGGCGCCAAACGTAAGTCCTTCTTTATGGGTACGTGTCGATAATCCGGCAATAGAATGGCCCGAATGGGTTCAGCCGCTGGGTTCAACAGATGCTTATGAGTATGGCGCGAAAGTTAGCCATAATGGTAAGCATTGGATTTCCACCTTTGAAGGCGCGAATGTCTGGGAGCCAGGAGCGGTCGGTACGGAGGCGCTATGGTCGGAAGCAACGTAATAAACGACTACTCTGTTTACTGCCACATAGGCAAGGCAAAAACATGCGGCGGATATAAATGGGAATATGCAGATGTAAAGGAGACCGCATGAAATGAGCGATACAGCAAAAGTTTTTGGAACAACTTACACCGGGGTTACTGCACTTAAAGTAGGTGACGGTAACGCCGGCACTTTAACATATATACGCCCCACCGGAACTAAGAGTATCACCTCAAATGGTGCTGGAATCGATGTTAGCGAGTTTGCGGCAGTCGATGTAAGTGTATCAGGAGGCGGAGGCTCAGTAAATCTTCAGGCGAAGACAAATATTGATCCAACAGAATCAAGTCAAACAATAGAGCCAGACAGTGGATATGATGGATTATCTTCTGTTCAGATTAATGCAATTTCCTCTTCATATGTAGGCAGTGGAATTACATCAAGATCTTCAACTGATTTAACTGCGAGTGGTGATACAGTAACTGCACCAGCAGGATACTATGCGTCTGCAGCAACTAAAGCGGTCGCCGCAGGTACAGCAGGCACTCCCACCGCAACGAAAGGAACGGTTTCAAACCATTCTATTTCGGTGACCCCTTCCGTTACAAATACAACAGGATATATTACAGGAAGCACGAAAACTGGCACGGCGGTTACAGTTTCTGCGTCAGAACTTGTAAGTGGAACAAAATCTATCACAATCAATCAGAACGGCACAACAACGGAAGATGTTACAGATTACGCAACCGCTTCAATTACTGCCAATGTGGGTGATGGAAGGAATTTACTTCCTTTTTCAAAGGCTGACGATCATTGGTTGTTCAGTCCGACCGATAAGGCGCGAGCGACTGAAGGTGACCCAACATATATAATAACTTTTGACGAGGTGTCAACAGATACAGCTATCGGTGCAGCAGATAGAGTTGCTTTTAATTACGACTTAATTAAGAACAAACATGTTGTATTTTCTTTTTATGCAAAATCTCCGGCGAGCGCCACGCAATGCCAAATGTTGATAACATTAGAGCCATACACGTCGGCAATGTATGACACATCAACAAGAACAAAGTATCTTAATGAGTCAATATACTTTACGCCGACTGGAGATTGGCAACATATAACTTGGGAAGCTGATATAACAGATGCCTCTTTTTCAACTGGTACTGGGACTTTTCCTGTTGCTGATACTCTCTATCTTCGTTTTATTCTTTATAAATGGACTACCACATATCCTCAAATCCAAGTCAAGCAACTTAAACTTGAGGTTGGTCCAGTTGCTACATCATGGAGTCCCGCTCCAGAAGATGGACTTTTCTTACGAGATAGGACAGTAACACCTACAGAATCAGAACAAACCATAGATGCTGGCGCAAAATGTTATGGATTAAATTCTGTTACTATTGAAGCAATTCCTTCTGATTATGTTGGTAGTGCAATTGATGAAAGAAGTTCAACAGATCTTACCGCAAGTGGTGCAACCGTTACGGCTCCTGCTGGTTATTACGCCGCGGCCGCTACAAAATCTGTAGCCTCCGGATCTGCGACAACACCAGCCACTACCGTTACCGCCAATCCGTCAATCAGCGTCAACTCTTCTACAGGTCTTATTACTTCAACTGCATCTGCTACGCAATCGGTCACACCGACCGTGTCCGCAGGCTATGTGTCGTCCGGTACGGCAGGAACAATCACCGTGTCTGGAAGCAATACTTCTCAACTCTCGACACAGGCGGCGGCGACAATTACTCCTACGGAGTCTGAACAGACCGCCGTTGCGGCTGGTAAATATACGACTGGGATTGTAAAGGTGGGCGCTATCTCATCGACATATGTCGGGTCTGGGATTACGTCAAGATCTTCTACTGACCTAACCGCATCTGGGGCAACCGTAACAGTACCGGCAGGCTATTACGCGTCGCAGGCAACCAAATCCGTATCTACTGGATCGGCAAATCCTGCCGCTTCTATATCTGGTTCTTCCGCCACGGTATCTACGGGCACAAACACTCTTACGCTCAGTAAGACGGTATCGAATACGCCACAGGTTACCGCAGGCTATGTAAGCGCCGGTACGGCAGGCAATACATCGGTAAGCCTTACCGCTTCGGTCACAACGAAGGCGGCGGCAACCATAACCCCTGGAACATCAAACCAGACGATTGCCTCTGGAACATACCTTACCGGAACTCAAACGATTAGTGGCGATGCGAACCTTGTTGCAGGAAATATTAAAAGCGGCGTGAGTATATTTGGCGTATCTGGATCTCTTGCTTTTAGCACGATTACAGTTTCGTCATCAAATCCAACAGGTGGATCGAATGGTGACGTGTGGATTAAAACAAGTTAACGGAGGAAGATTATGGGAACTTCAACAGTAACTGGCTCCGTTAAACTTATTCCATCAGGAAATACTGGCGCGTCTAGCTTTTCCGAGAGTTCTTCATATCCAGCATCGAATGGTTATCATGACTCTTCGAGTACTTCAAACTACGCTAGATTCTCACTTAGCACAAGTACTTCTGGTTATATTTATTATACATTTGACGTTTCAGAGATACCGTCTAATGCCACAATTACAAGTATAACAGCCAAAGCAAAAGTTTATAGAAACTCGCGCGTATCAAACTCAGCTGTTCAGTTATATACCGGAACAACAGCAAAAGGCAGCGCGCAAACGTTTAGTAATACTTCTGCGACGGTTGTAACGATAAGTACTCCTGGATCTTGGACAAGGACTGAACTTAATAATTTAAGAATGAGGTTAAGTGGTACTGGTTCAAGTTCGAGTTCAAGTAAGTATTTCTATTTCTACGGTGCAGATATAACGATAAATTATAGTTATACTGTAACGACTTATGATATTACCGTTACAAATTCTTCATCTGTTACCGTTACCGCGAATCCAAGCGAAGTAGAGGCTGGTGGATCATCTGAAATTCGTGCCGATTCTATATCCAATATCACGATTAAAGATAATGGTACGGATGTAACGAGCCAGTTTACACAACGAACTATACAATCCGAAAGTTACTCTGTTGAAACGAGAGGAACTTACGGTTTCTCTTTAAACAGTAATAACTATTATCAAAGTGGAAATAAAGGAGTAAACAAGTCGGCGGCTGTATGTAGAATTAATTTCTACGTTCCTGTCTCGGCGACGATCACTTTCCAATATATAAACTACGCCGAGGCAACATACGACTTCGGTGTATTTGGAAATATAGACGTCGCTTTGAGCACAAACTACTACGCTGCCGGAAGCAACGGAGCTACAATAACCGATTCAAGTTATAAAAAAGCTTGTAATACATCTTCTGACAATACCTCGTCAGTACAGACTCTTACGTACACAATGTCTGCTGGAGAACACTTTATTGACGTTAAGTTCTCGAAGGACGATGCCTCTGCGTCCAACAATGATACACTTCAATTTAAAGTATCAATAACGCTAAATGAGCCATTCACGCCAGGAACATATTATGGTTATGATATTTCGAACATAAATGCGGATCATACGATTTTAGTTACAGCAGTATCAGTAACTACTTTATATGCAAAAGTAAATGGCTCGTGGATTACGTCAACATCTGTATATAAGAAAGTTAGTGGTTCGTGGGTTCTTCAAAACGATTTGACACAGGTGTTTGAAGATGGTGTCAACTATAAAACAAGTTAGGCGGTGATATTTTCAAATGGCAATAACTGAATCTTTAAAAAATTATTTAAATAAATTCTACGATTTAAATCTCGACGGGGAATCTGTTAGCGAAGTTTTTCAAGAATTTTTAGAGGATAAGTATGGCATTTCCGTTGAAGCTGGTGACAATTTATCGGAAATGCTTGATACTGTCGTAAACGAAAATGAGTCTCTTCCGAAAGATGAATCCGCATATTCCGGAGAAGTACCGCTTTCTGATTATAAGAAAGTTTACTTTAAGATGGAAAATAATACGGGGGGTGATATTTCAGGACTTACTGTAAGCACCGTATTAAATCAGGACGATTATCCGGAAATTAATCTTACCACAGCCGGCGTTCCTGCAAGCGGAGAAGAAGTAGAAGTTTGGATCCTTGGGCATTATACAACTACTCTTGTATTTTGGTATATGTCGAATTCTGTAGAAAGAGAATACGACATCATTGGTGAGTATCTTGATGGATCAACTTGGAAAGACGCGCCATTCCATTATGTAGGACAGTACGAAGTGACTGGAATGGAAATGTTTTACCAAGTTTACGTTATGAATCAAGTCGGAGCTTATACTCCTCCTCTTGCAAACAATAGGCATCTTAGATTTAGGTGTGAATTATTCGAAGACGTACTTACTTAAAAAGGAGACATGATGATACAAGCACTTATTGG